CAGAAGGTTTTATAAAGATAATTATGGAATTGAATAATTTAATTCTAAATTTATTAATTTAATTAAAATGGAACAAAAAAAGCTCAGAGATGAGTTGTATCAGACACTTGACAAATTGATTGAAGCTGAAAGGAAAGAACAGAAAGAGAAACTTGAGAAATCCAGTACCGCAAATAGCGGACTAAGGGATACTTTTGAGTTGATAATGAAAGATGCGATTTACTCCACCAACACTGGGGGACAATTTGCACAGAGAGAACATCTCGATAAACAGATTGGGGATATAACGGATAGAAAAACCCCTTTCCTTGATAGATTAAAAAGAGTCCCAGCAAATGGAAAGACACATGAATGGGACATGGTAACTGCACTGGGTAGTAATGATACAGCAGTAGCAGAATGCGGAACTCCGCCAGAGAATGATGCAACTATTACGAGATATAGTGCACAAATCAAAACTTACGCCACAAACGTGAAAGTTTGCGATTTAGCACAATGGGCAGCAAGTGATTATTTCAATTTGATGGATTTGCATTTAAAGAAAGGGATGGTAAAGATTCTACAAGATGTAGAGAAGAAACTTTATTACGGGAATTCGGGTGGAGTAACTCCTAATGATTTCTCAGGATTGTATAGATTGATTACTACGCTTGGAGATGGTGACCAGAATGTAGCTGGTGGAACGAATCCGATTACACAGACAGAGGTAGACGATGCCATTCAATCAATTGTTGACAATGGCGGGATGCCAACTACTATGTTCATGGGTGCAAAAGATTTGAGGGATTTTGCCGCATTATGGGCAAATAAGGTTGTGTATAATGACCCCGCTGCGGGAATGACATTTGGGTATAATGTAGCTCGATATATGTCCTATGCAGGACCTATCGAAATCGTACTTGACCCATTCTTGATAGCAGCCAGCAGCCCAAATACACCTAGAACAGATGTATTTATTGTTGACTTGAATCAGCTTGCACTTGCGGAAACAGAACCAATGTATAAATTGCCGACTTATAGGGCATTAGACTTGGCAGAAACACAAACAGTTGTATGGAATATTGTATTGGAATTGAAAGTACCTCAGTGGTGTGCATTAATCTCGAATTTGGGGTGAGCCATGATTACGAATCTTGGATAAAGAATTGTAAAAGTTGGGCAGGGGAAACTCTGCCCAGCTTTAGTATTAATTTTTAAAATTATATTATGAAAAATTTAGTAGTAGTTAAAAGCCATGACATAAACAATCAGTCTGTTCCTATAGAATTCCAGACAATAAATTTCAAATCTGGGGAGCAGGAAGAAAAACGTACATTGAGCCGAAGTTATGTATTTCAGAATTTCGAGGCACAAATGCCATTAAAAATGGCACAGGCTTTGCTTAAAGAACAACCAAAACAGTTTTGGGTTGATAGAGCAGTAGATAAGAATCCAGACGAAGAAGTCACAGAATACTTAGTTAAACAGAAAGAAATACAAGATGGATTTATTTGTCCCCATTGTAAGAAAGAAACAAAGAATAAGGCAGGACTTCAGGCTCACATAAGGACGCATGAAAAGAAAAAATAACTTTTTATTAACACTATAATGGCAGCAGCAGGAAAAGTGACTAATTACAAATTGGCGGTTAGTGGTACGGTAGCGGCACAGATATTTACTGGCGTAGAACCCAAAGAAATAAAATTGATGACTGATATTGCGGGTATCCATATTAGACTAACCGCAGAAAGCAGTACGGCAGCAGCAACAGTCAGTGACTTCCTTCTTCCTAATGGGGCGATAACCGATTTCGAGGTGGGACGTGGACTGGATAGGGTTAGTGCAATCACCGCAGGAGCCACTGGTAATCTTTATATCGCTGTGTTAGAATAGAATATATTCTAGTAGCAAAAACGGCACAAGCATGATGCAAGCACGATTGCATTATCCATTTATGGGCAGAGCGGGGAACTGGTGCTAGATATAAGTTTAAGTTTTAGCAAATAGTAATATGAAAATCCTCTATTTCCTTCCAGAGACTTCAATCGCTGGAGGTGCACTTGTAGTATTTGAACATATCAATCGCCTGTTAAAACGTGGACACGAAGTCCGCCTCATTTCATTCCAGAATAGAGATTTTGAAGTTAAGTGGTATCCTCTTGATATAACACCAGAACCATTCCAGAACATTACAGAAGCATCCCAATGGGCAGATATTGTTGTTGCCACCCATTATATTACAGCATTTTTTGTGAATGAACTAGATGTCAATGCCGAAAAGTTTTATTTAGTACAAAATAGAGAGTCATGGTTTATAAACAAAGAATTACTTACAATTGATTCAGACGCAGGAGAAAAGAAGATAGAAGAATTTAAGGATAAATTTGTAGACGATTATAGAACATATATCGAAAAGTCATATACACTTCCTTTAAGGCATATTGCGATTAGTTCGTGGTTGGCAGATTTCTTGCGGAAAGAATATAAATCCAATCCGTTGGAGATAAGGAACGGAATAAATAAGAAATTATTTTACCCAGACCCCGTATATCCTGTGCAAAAAGGTAAGACACGGATTTTAATAGAAACAACATTACAAGCGACAAAATGGAAAGGACTTGATGTTGCGAAAAAGGCACTCAAAGGATTAAAGAATGTAGAAATATGGACACTCTCTGGAGATGATTCCACTTGGGAAGTAGATAAGCACTGGAAAGCACCGAGCCAAGATGAAATCCGCCGTATTTATTCCTCATGTGACATCTTATTGAAAGCCAGTTGGTTCGAGGGGGCGGGACTTGGCCCAATGCAAGCCATGTGTACTGGAACAGCGGTTTTAACCACTAGCAATAAGGGTTCTGACGATTTTGCTGTGCACAGAAAAAATGCGTTTGTAGTGCCTCCAAAAAGCCCGAAGGCTATGCGAGTGGCACTTGAGTACCTTATAAAACATCCTAATTTCAGAAAGAAACTTGCACTGGCAGGATTAGAAACTGCAAAGAGTTTTGAATGGGAACCTCAGATAGATAAATTGGAAAAAGAATTTGAAAAGTATAAATACAGAATGCCAAGACCTTAAATTTTAATTAATATCAATGAAAAGGACAAAGAAATTTAAGAAACTCACCGAAAATGAAAAAACAGACCTGAGTAATCTTGAATTCTTTCTCAAATATAATTCCAGCCTACTCGATGGCAGGGATATAATAAGAATGGAAGAATTAACAAAACGCAAGAAACATGAAGACGAACTTGCCAAACAGAAATGGAAACGAAGTTTGCGGGATGAAGCATATATATGGTTTTGATTATTTTAACTTTAATTAACCATCAATGGAAGATAGAAAACTGAACTTACTTTTTCAAAATCGAGATAATCTCGGATGTGGATTTTACAGAATGTTGTTGCCTGCAAGCAAAATAAAAGATGCGGGACTTGCAAACGTGCAGGTGAATATGGCGTGGGATTGGGAACAGGTAAAATGGGCAGATGTAGTTATTATGCAAAGAGCCTCCGACCCAGAGGCATATGAATTAATAGACAAGGCACATGCTATGAATAAGAAAATAGTGTATGAAATAGACGATTTACTATATGGAGTTAATCCGCAGACAAACGGATGGACAGGGTGGAATCCGATTTCAGAACAATTAGGGAGGGCATTAAAGATTATGGGGATGTGTGACGCAATAACCGTAACTACGAAACGCCTTGCAAACGAATATTATTTACATAACAAAAATGTCAAAGTCCTGCCGAATTACTTAGACGCAGATTTGTGGAATCAGCCTAGTAATTGGACACCACAAGATTGGGACGCTTTCTATAAAAAGAAATTTGATGACACCATTAGAATCCTCTGGGCTGGGGCCAGTTCACACAAACTAGACCTAGAACTCATATCAGACATAATGACAAGAATTTGCGAGAAGCATCCAAATGTACAATTTATTTTATTTGGCTTTAGACCACAAGACGTGTTCCCCAGAATTCCATTAAGGAATGTTCCCTGTCCCCATTGTGGGGCCGAAGGACAACTCGTATTAGAAAATGGTGTCCCTCTCCTCGAATATCCTTCTAAACTTAAAAGCCTTGCAGCCGATATCGGTATAGCACCTATTATAGAGAATAGTTTTTCCCAGGGAAAATCGGACCTCAAATTAAAGGAGTACGCAGCATGTGGGATACCAATGGTAGCTTCTAATATAAAGCCATATAGCGAGAGTTTGAAGCACGATGTATTCGGATACCTTGCGACAACAGGAAAGGAATGGTACGACTATTTGGAGATATTGATACAAAATGCCGAATTAAGACAACAAATGGGAAAAGCGGCACGGAGATGGTATCAGGATAATACAATAGACAAACATATTATGGAATGGATAAATGTTTATAACGAATTAGTGTTCGTGAAATATCAATGGTAGATTTGCCCAATTAATAGATTTCTGTTAGAATAGAAATAGTTTTAGTTTCCTTAAAAGATAAGGTCAGGCCAGCCACAGTTTTCAATCCCAGCATAAGTCAAAGTGAGAGAATTAGCCTCAGTAGTTCTTACTTTATTTATTAAAGGGACTAAAATGGCAGCAACATGGAACTGGAGTGGAAGGTATGGAACAGCACCCGGAACGACTGCTGATTTAGGAGTGTCTGGAAACCTCTTTAACTTCAAGTCCGTTAATAGTTTAACAAGTGCAGCAGATTACACAAGTTATCCTATTACAGCGGGGAATAACTCATACGAAGTTTGGTTAAGAGGACACTGGACAAGCACATTCAATAAGATTCAGAATGTGCAATTCTATAAATCGGCAGGTACGTTAAGTGGTGGAATTGATATTCATTGGGGTGGGCAGACAACTGC